CTTCAGATCCACCGCACGGTCACCACGGTACAGGAAGATCTCGCTCCCCGTGGCAGTGCAGAGCTTCACCGCAATCCAGCAACTGCCCCGCGCGTGTTTGGTAGCAAACGCCACCTGATGCGGCGTGATGTCCACCGACATATTCTGCGTGGTCTTTAACTCCACCATGTGCCAATCGCCCTTGCCGTCCATGATCAGGACATCCGGCACACCCAACGTGGCCCTAGACTCCAACCGCGTAGCAGACCAATCAGGACAGTTATCCCGAATGGCCTTCTTTAACGATTGCCAGAAGCTGGCTTCACGCTGTTTCTTCGGCTTCGCTTTTACTTCCAAAATATCGGTCATTGCCGGTCAACTCTTCAAAGTCCAAACGTTGCAGTGGGGTCATGTGCGCGCGTTTGGTGTAAATCATCGGGGTCTTGTCTTCATTGACCAGATCCCACCGCTCTGAACCAAACCACAGCCTGCCGAGAAAATTAATCAGGAACATCTTGCACCTCTTCCGCAAGGCGCTCACGCGCCCGTTTTCTGTTCCCACCATCCTCGGCTCCCGCATCATGTGTCAACGGGGCGTAGGTCTGCTTCAGTTCGTTTAAGGCCTTCATGACCTCTTCTTTGCTCATTTGATCGATGGTGCCGTGACGTATCTCCGTTTTGTTGACGTAGATGTCTCCCTGCGCCTGACCACGGCGATATTCCGCCTGCACTGCGGCACTGTACGCACCATTCTCTAACGCCGCGTCACGGATGATCTGGAGATCCCTGAGATGCCTCTGGTATTCCACGCCATACTTTTCGTCAAGCTCCTGCCTGTATTCACGGATCGCGCGGCAGACATGAGGGTGGATTCGGGGATTGGTGAGTTCAGAGGCCCTGACATGGGCAGACCGTTCCGGATAGCCCGCGTTAATCGCCGCTTCCCGCATTGTGATCTGTCCATCTTTTGACACAAGTTCGCGGACAAAAAGCTCCTGCCTTCTGGTCAAACGCTTTTGTGCCAGTGGCGGACGGTTGGTTTGCTGTCGTTTTGCTTCAGGAAGTGCCGCCGCCTTGGTGTCCAGCACCTTGGCGTACCGCTTGGCTTTCTTTGTCACAGGAGTTCCTCGGTATGTGAGTAAGTCCGGCTAACCATACCTTAATTTGGCTCCCTATATATATATTTTCCAGAAAAATAAAAATATTTTTTTTGAATCTCAAACGCCTTAATGCAAATAGCTTGATTAACAAGCTTGAACATAAGTGCTGTATCCCCGTGTAACCCTCGTGTAACGAAGGAATCCAGTGTTTATGCGGCCTCTAGGCCCGTGTTACGCGGTTACGCCAGTTACGGGCATTTAGAATTTATTTTTTTATTTTTTATTTCTCTGGGAAAACACTATATAGATAGCGAAATTAAGACCCGTGGTCCGTGATACGTGACCCGTGCCTGCTGTCTCCCGACATGGGGCTAATGGGCCACGGCTCACGGATTAGTTAGCGCGGTCTTTTCGCTGTTGTGCGGCGTCCCTGAGCTTCTGTTGTGTTTTCGGGGGGAGGTAGTCGATGTCGAGGACGCGATAGCCGGAGGGGCCGTAACAATCCACGCGGCCATCTTCTCGGATTCTGAGGTTGCTGTTCATTATGTTCACCCAGCCTTTGTCTTTTTTGAAGAGACTCATCGCCTCCTTTATGTCGCTCATAGGTAGAAGTAGACGTAGGCGGTGAGGCCTGCCATAAAGATGAGGGCGGCGGCGTGTTCTATTATCTGCTGTTTGACCGGTCGTTGTTTGCGGTCTTGATGGCATTGGTCGCAGAGGGCGTTGGTGATGGGCACCCCGCATCGGTTGCAGACGTAGCAGTGCCTCATTTTTTAATTTTTCTCTTTTTCCAAGTCTCGGGGCCGCCCCTGCTCTAAGTCTCGGGGCCATTCCCATTGCGGGTCGTGTAAGGTGACGATGGTGCATGATGCTGTAAGGATAATGAGTATCCCTGCCATGACTTTCGCCGCCCCGACGAGCAGTTCTTCTATTCGGTTGCTCATTCTTCAGCCCCTTCTTCTAAGCGGACAACCCGTTCAATCCACGCATCCAAACGAACCGTTAGCCGATCTACATCGGGCTGGGCACTGCTGGGTCTTTGCTTTAGCTCTTCTATTTGGCGCTCAAGGCTCTCAATTAGCATGTCTTGCCTTGCGTCAGCGGGCAATGCGCCAAGCTCGCCGCGAGGCCACTTGATGCGGAACTCGTTGTTCATGGCTATATTTATCTGGTCTTTTAGCATTTCGCGCTCCATGCCTTCAAGCCGCGTCAATATGCTGAAATATGCCGAGGTTGCAATCATTACAGCAATCACTATTGAAATTAGATTACGCAAAGGTATCGTGACCTCTGTGCCAGAGTTTATTTTTGCCGACATTTAATGAAAGCTCTTGTGCTTGTACAGATCGCGGGTTTCGATGAGGTAATCGGTATAGACGATGAAGCCGATTTGGCACAGGGCCAGCACAAACTCATGTTCGTCGTCGGCCATCAGGGTTTCCATCATGTGCTTGCTTTGTTCGTCGCCAAGCCAGATTTCGTTTTGTAGCGCGTTGGCTACGAATTCGCGGAAGCTCTCGCTACTTTCCAGTAGTTTGGCGGCGTCTACTCTTTTTTCTGAATCAATTGCCAATCCCATATCAGACTCTCCCGGCGGACTGTAGTAGTCTACTTCAATACAAAAACGAACTCTATCTTATATCGGGGGAATAAAGATATGATGCCAAGACTTTTTTTGGTTCGGTGGCGTGATGCGTGTGGCGGGACGCGTAGTGGTTGGCGTTCGGTTGAGGAGATGAAGGAGACGCGGGAGGCGGAGGTGGTGTCGTGTGGTGTGATCCTTCATCAGGACGAGCGGCGTCTTTTGCTGTGTCCGCACGTTTTGTTAAATGACGATGGTCAGGTTGAAGAGGGTGACGCAGAGATTGCAATACCTATGGATTGGGTGACCAGTGTGGAGGAGTGGAATGGTCATGGGTAGAGAAGACGACGATTGGGAAGATGTACTGGACGACTTAGAAGAAGAAGCGGAACTAGAGTTTGAGGAAGTCGAGCCGGAGATAGAAAAGCGGGACGAATCTTTTTATGCTAGCCGCCTTGAGTTGATTGAAGAAGCGGCGAGGAAAATAAAAAGTGAATGATCTACCGGAGTATATGGTGCCCTTATGTTGCGTGGCAGTTGCGACGCTGGCCTGTTACTTTATGGGGAATTAAACGCTTTGGTTAGGACGGCGCACCAAAAATAAAGGTCGCCGTCCGTCATGTTGGATTTCATCTTGTTAACCCGGTCACACACCAGACGAATGTTGTCTGGCACATAGCCCTGCTCTGAATCAATCCTGTCGATAGAAATGTTGGTCCCGCGCCGTGAGCCGTGGTTTGAGTAGAGTCCTTCGTGTATCCATGTCATGGGCAGGCCGGACACGGCGCACATTCCTTTTTGCTCTTGGTAAATACCCATTAAGAAATCGACATCTATTTCTTCGGGAAGTTCGCCGCCGTTTTTCTTGACGCGTTGCCGCATGTCTCGGAAGCGGGAAGAAAGGTAGTTGCGGGGGCTTTTGTAGACGGAATCGACTTGAATCTTGGCGTCACACTCGGCACAAACGGGCCGCCCACGCTGATATTTGCCAGTGTGATAGCGAGCGCCAAAATTTTTTATTAGCTTTCTTTTCTTACAAAGCTTGCAAGTAAGCCGTTGCAACCGCCTGCCCCCACATGCGAGTGGAGGTAGGTATACTTGATTAAGTCAATCCTATCAAGGACATGATTAATAAAAGTACAAATAACGCTAAATATCCGTTCCAAGTCATTAATTTTTTCTCAGGTTCTACGATTCTGTGCAGTTTTTTCGATGAGTCGCCTTTTGCGGCGGCGGGCGCGGTTATGGACACGCTGGCGTTTTGCGGCTGTTCCCACGCTTCGTTAACGTTTTTTGTTTCGGGGTTGTCCGCGATAAATCGTCCGTCTTTGCCACGGGCGCGGCGTTTTTTGTTAGCCATGGGAAGCCTCCTCTGGTTGCAACTTTGACCATTGTGAACAGGGGTCCGTGGCCCGTGACTTGTGTAACGTACAAAACCACCTGCGTTTCGCTGTCGGTTTGGCGTGACGACAGGTCCGGCATTCGACGGCCAATGGCAAGGGTTGCTCACCACTCGGCCAGCAATGTGGCTTGTAGTTACAGTACCTGCATTCAAAGCAATCAGGGGTATCTGAGATGCGGGTAGTGGATAAGCCACGGACCACGGAGAGGGATTTACGCATCAGGTCCTTGAACCGTGGTTCGTTAAACGGGACGTTCTGTGCGTGGTACACGGAGGTGTTTTTGTTGTACGCCACCATCCATGCGAATTTGAGGCCAGACAGTCCCATGAGGAGTTGCATCTGGTCGTAGTAAATAGGGTGGCTGGTAGAGATGCCTTGGTTCTTGAACATGCGCCATTTCTTATCGTTCATGGACTTTATTTCAAGCACCAGAGTTCTATCGCCGTTGTAGATGATACCGTCGGCGTGACCCCGTAGGTGGCCGCCAAGCGCCGTGTATGTCCATTGTTGGTTGGTCTTTGGATCTACCTCGGACACGTTGATGCCCGCCATCTTCATGTCATGCACTACCACTTCTTCTAGCTGGTGGCCCAGTGAAAAGATCCGCATGACTGCGGGAGGTGGGGGGTTTTGCGGGTAGCCGCGCAAGCTGTATTGAAGAAAGGCGTGGCACGGGTTGCCTACGTTGCTTGCGCCTATGTAGCACCGGCGCTCGCTTTTGTAAGTCTTTGCCGTGCTGACATCAATCGCGTCGATTAATTCCACGTATGCGCCCCATCTGGATTAGTTGGATAAAGTAACATATGAAAAGCGGTAGCGCAAAAAAAAGCCCCGCATTGCGCGGGGCCGGGTTGTAACATGTTCACTTTGGGAGTCTAACATCAACCCTAATCAAACGTTTTAGGAGTGACACGTCATGAAGAACATGTCACGCCCTCAAATTAGCACTATGGTCTGACGATTTCAAGCACTTCTTGTGTTGTTTGATCGGCGGGCACGACGGAGAGATCTGATTGAATTGCCATGGGCTTTTGAAAACGGTCGGCCATTTGATGCGCGGCTTCTATGGCAATCTTCACTTCATCTGAAGCTATTCCGAAATACCACTTTCCAGTTCCCTTATCAATCGTACCAGAAACCATTCTGCTTTCCTCAAATCCTCTACGGGTTTTCCTTTGTGTTCATACCGCCAAAGGTATTTCATTGAAGACGCCTTGAGATAGGCCCGAAACCCTTCTTGGGTCAAGCTGGCTTTGATAGCGTCGATGCACTCAATCCCACCTTGGTTGTAGTGGGCAGGGCAGTTAACGTTATCTGAGTTCTCTGGCATTCTTTTCTCTCTCCGCGTCTAGCTTGGTTTTGAGAAACTCATGCCAAATATGCAGTTTGTCGAAGTCTGACCGGTCGATTTGCTCGCCGCTCTCGTAAGCTTTTTCAAGCTTCTTTAGCGCCTTGTCAAACTCCGCCTGCATTGTTGTGAACTGACTCATATTGAAAAACTCTTGGACGTAAGATCTACGCCATTCTCCTTCTTAAATGAATCTACCTGCTCCGCAATATATTCTTGATCGCCGTCTGATAAATTTGCCATCTTCCAGCCCTCATGTATATAACGAAGCTGTCCACTAATTGTACGCCCTTCAACGCGAGCAATCACTACAAGCTCTTCATAAACGTCGCGCGGCAACAGCACCGATTTCCATTTGGTAGTGTCCATTACACTTCTCCTAGTTTGGTATGGGAGAGTATACGGATGGTCGTAGCTTCAATCAAGCTCATCGTGAACTTGCTTATAGAAGTCATCCATGTCGCGACGCACGTCCAGAATCACATTGATCTCTTCTTCGGTGTTATCGCTAAAGATGACGTACCATCGCTCGTTCAATACTACAAAACCTTCTCCGGTATCCATGTCGTAATAAATTGATCCTACTTCTGCGGCGGTTCTAACCTGAGTCATTGTTAAGATCCTCGCATTCTCCCCAGCTTGGGCCTACCTCTACGTCACACTTGTTCGGAACCTGTAGCGGCACCGCATTCTCCATGATCGTAGCAAGCTCCCTTGCTTGTTCCGGGCTGTCTACAGAAAAAGCCAGTTCGTCGTGAACCTGCAACATGGGAATAAAACCCGCCTCACAAACGTCTACCATCGCCTGCTTGGTCATATCTGCGGCAGAAGCCTGTATCAGCCTGTTCAACGCTTTATAAGTGTACGCCCGCCGCAAACTGGTCGTTGGGCCGTGGGTCGCGATTGCTTCTTCGCGAGGAAGCGCCTTGTGCATTTCAAAGCTGTTAGGTTCCCACAGATCAAAGCGGCACTTCCTGCCGCGCAGTGAACGCAGACTGCCCGAGGACCGTGGGTCGTCAAGCTTGTTTTGTACGCCTTTCATCAGGCCCCTCACAAACGGTACGCGCTTGTGATACTGCTGTGTTAGGGCTTTTGCTTCGTCCACGGTCAGGTCTAGTTGGTCCGACAGCTTGTTAACTCCCATGCCGTACATCATGCCGAGGTTGATCACTTTAGCTTGCTTACGTGGGATGCCTGCCATCTCGCTGACCATACTGTGGAAGTCCATGTCCGGGTTGTTGCGGTAGCCGTCTACAAAGCTTTCTACGCCCTCCATGGGCATATTTTTATAGTCTCCGTAGTTCTTTGCGAAGTGAACCAAGATCCGTGGTTCCTGCTGGGAGAAGTCTATGGCCGCCCACTGCTGTCCTTCTTCGGGTAGGAACAGCGAGCGAATCATGGGGCCTAGCTCTGGGTCGCGGGCCGGGATTTGTTGTAGGTTGGGCGAGTTCATGGAGATGCGGCCTGAAACAGTGCCGCCATCGTCAGACCGTAACTGATTGATATGACTGTGGATTCTTCCATCGTGAACATATTTCAGGATACCGTCGATGAATGAGCCACTGGTCTTGTTCAGGTTGCGCGCCTTAACAATGTGCTTTGCAAGCTCATGGCTATGCTCAGAAAGAAACGATTTGGTAAAGCTGGGTGATCCCTTTTCCGTGCGCGGATAGGGGATGCTTAGTTTGTCAAAGGCCTTGGCTATGGATTGCGCGGCCCAGATCTCCACGTCCATGCCTGCCAACGATTTGATCTGTTTGATCGTCTCTTTTTCCTGCTTCATCAGGATTTGCTTGGCCCGTTCGGCGCGGTCGATGTCTACCCGGATGCCCCGCATAGTCATATCCACAAGGTGCGGCAGGAGTGCAATCTCAAGCCGCCACACATCCCAAAGCTCCTCACGATTCAACAACGTCTTAAAGTGTCCCCAAAGCTCCAGCGTAATCTCCGCGTCTGTTTCGGCATAGGGGCCGACGTACATGGCGGGTAGCTTCCACATCTCGCCTTTTGGATCTACGCCAAACTCTTTGGCGGCCTCTACCAGTGTCTTTTCTGATTTGGTTTTGCCGAGGTGGTCGTAGCAGAGGGCGTTCAGGCTGTAGCTAAAGCGGTTTTCGTCAATCAAGCTAGCGGTAATCATTGTATCGATAACGCGCCCTTTGACCTCAAAGCCCTCCGCCCGTATCCAGCCCAGATCGTACTGGGCGTTGTGCATGATCTTGTCAGCAGGGCACTCAAATACTTTCTTGAGCCATTTGCTGACGATGCGCTTGTCAAGGTTACCCCCGCCAGCATGACCGACGGGGATGTAGCATTTCCAACCCGGCACTGCTATGGCGTAACCCACCACTTCACCATCCTTTGTGGGCCAGCCGGGTCCTTTCTGTTTCAGATTCGGGTCCCGTGTTTCCACGTCGATGGCGATTTCTTCGGCGTCAAAGATATTGGGCAACTCCACCGGAGGCACCCAATCGCTCTTTGGCGGGAACATGGCCATTTGCAGTTTGCCGGTTGTCATTAGGCCACCTTACGCTCGCGCAAAATTGCTTTATGAAAATAATCACATGCGCGGCACCACCAGCCCATACGCTTATTTTCTCCTGCATTAATAATCTCTTCTGCCTTTGCCGCGCATTTTGGACAAGATATGTAACTCATTTCGGTTTTTTGTTTCATAAAGCGTAAGCCCTCAAATAATCTTCTGGTTCTAGGATGTAGAGGTTTTGAAGTGCCCGCGTCACCCCCACGTAAAAGACGCGGTGAAGATCGTCCCCTGACGACTCAAGCGCCGCCGCAGTCAGATCCGGAAGGATTACAACGTTTTGTGCCTCGCCGCCCTTTGTCCCGTGGATCGTGGACAGTCGAATGCGGGGCTTGGCGTTGAATTTTTCGCCCCGGCGTAGAAGTGCCGTGATGTAGGCTCGATCCCCGTCAGGTATTTTATCCATTGCCTCATGCCAGATCATCTCATCCGTGGCCAATAGACCGAAATGTTCTTGTAACTCCCCAAGTTCAAACATTTGGTTATCGTCGGCGTTGATGGTTTTGTGCCCGCGCTTGACCCGGACGCCATTTCCTGACATGTACGAGTAGATGGCTTGCGCGGTGCCCGTGGTCACGGCACGGCCTTTCCGCAAACCTTCCCATCCATTGATGGCTAAGGACATTTTTTGCGGAATGGATCGGCCCCCATTCTGCTTTTCAAATAAGTAGCCGCCGTTTTTTAATTCTTGCTCTATGGGGTAAAGCATAAACCGTGCTTGCGCCATGATCAGCCAGCCACCTTCCGACATATCGATAGAGCGGATGTCGGGCACACGGTAGATCTGCCCCTGCTCCTGCCGAGGGCGGTACACCTTTGGGAAACGATTTTGTATTCGTGAAGCTATCTTTTCTGCTAGCGCGTGAATGGCCGCAGGGACGCGGTAGCTTTGCTCCAATACCTCCGCGCCACCGGGCAAGTTAATGAAGTGGTCAACGTCGGCTCCTGCCCAACGGTAAATAGCTTGGTCGTCATCTCCGGCTACAAACATTCGCTCCGACTTGGAGTCTAGTTTGTGGGCAATGTCCCACTGCAAGGGAGAAAGGTCTTGCGCCTCATCAAGGAAAGATATTTTGAATGAGGGCATCAAATGATCGGCCCGCTCAACAAAAGCTAAAAGCATGTCGGTAAAATCCATTAGGCCAAATGCTTTCTTATAATTTTCATAAGAGTCGGCCACGTACTTAACTTCAATCCACGTGAAGTTCACGTCCGAGTGGTTGTACTCATGCTGAAGCGCGGTTTTCTTGGTTTTTGCAAGGTTTATTAGCTGAAGGATCGGGTGATCTGTCGCTTTAAACGACACATCCTCTTCTTCGCTACTTGAGCTATGAAGCGTGAAACCTATGGCTTTCGACAACTCCGTATAGTTTTGGCCGCTCATCAACTGGTTTTCTTTTACGCCCATTAGCCTGTAGGCCAGAGAATGAATTGTGCGGAAATACGGCAGGTCTTTTTCGGGATCCAAGTCAAACCGTTGAGCGGCCCGATCTCTGGCCTCATTTGCCGCTTTTTTAGTGAACGCGAAAAACCCCACTTGTGACGGGGTTATTCCTGCTTCTAGCGATTTTTCCACCATGTTCAGCAACGTAGTGGTCTTCCCCGTACCCGGAGGCCCAAAGATGCGAAACATTAGAACGGGTCCGTGGCCCGTGTTTCAAAACTTTTGGACTCTAATTGATCGTGCGGTATGTCCTGCACCGGTACGCGCCACACGCGTGTCGGCTTTCCTTTTATTTTTAACACGGTAGATTCCCCATTTATGTCCCGTAAACGTTGTGCCACCTTGTGGGTTTTAAACTCACTGAAGCGGTTCTTTCGCAGAAAGCTTTCAAAATCTTTTAGTCTGAAGTGAACGGCGTTGCTCTCTTCATCAACCCATGGTCTGCGGAGCAATATTTCTTCGCGGTCTTCCGCTTTCTGTGTCGAGGTGCAGAACTCATCAAGGTACTCGTAGAACTGACCATTGATACTGGCGTCCTCCGACACTTCCATGATGGCCCCGTCGGTTTCTGCCATTTCTTTCATCAACTGATTGATGCGGCCTTCCCAACCACGCCGGGGCATGGTCTGAGGCATGAAGTTGAGCTGTTCAATACAGGCTTTCTGGAAGATGGTCTGGTTCTGGAGCGCGTCCGTGTCCAGTTCAAGCGGTACGCCATTAACGTCAAGAAACCACACAGGCGGTATGGAGTTGTACTTCCGTAAGTTTGCCACAGCCATGTCGCTGACAGCCGCGCCAATGCCGTACTTCCGGGTTTGACACAACTCTCGGTTGCAGTACGGCTGAATGGGGGCGTCGTTACAGCGGTAGGCGTAGTCTTTTTTCTCAAGCTGTTTGACAACTATGTTGACTTCACTCAACGGTAACGGCGGATCAATGTACGCCATATTGTGATGCAACACTTCATCCTGCCATGTGTCTGGGTACGCTTTTCGCAGATACACGCCTATGCTGAAGAGTCCGTTGTTTCGTCCTCCTTCGCTGATTTTTTGGGCGCATAAGGTTTGGAGACAAGGCGGACCGTCCACAATTGCTGTTCCTTCAACCGTGGCTTGCGTAAGTGCTTGTAGTTGTTCTGGCGTTTGGACGTGCGCCGCATGTAGCCCGAAAAATTCTTCCAGAGTTGCCGCACTGCCGTCATCATTGAACGCATAGCGCAACCCCTCCTCCGCATCAAAGTACGGCATGTTTAAGAAGTTTCCGATATCCCCCCGATCTAAAAACAACTTAATCTGTTTGGGGAAGATTTCACTGCCGCCGTAGCCTAAGCCACTAGCCAAGTGTTGTAACGTTGACTGCATCGCCTTTGCAGTCACCCACTCACTGCAAAATAAAAAGCAGTGCGCGCCCCCAGATTTTGAACGACATACTACCAAAGGGAGCTTCCCGTGTCTGATCTTTTCGATCAGTCGGGTGTGGTCGAGCGGGTATTCATCAATGTCAATACAACCCCATTTACAGGCGTCGTCTTCGTTAATCGGAATAATTCCAATCCCAGCGCCTTCCCCAGCAAGGTGCTGTTCAAAATGCTCCGTGGTCCGTGGTTCGCGAACGACGCGAGCTTTGCCGGTGTTCTTACCGTTGGCTTTTGTGCTATCGATCTCATAGGTGCCATAGGCTTGCTTTAAGCCATCGAAGATAGCCGCAAATCTTTTTGCATCAGACATTTTTTATAGACCAAGAAAGGGGGCGCGAGGCCCCCGTACAACTTAAAACGGCGCGTCGTCTGACGTGTCGTCACCCTCTGCGGTGTGCTTCGCTTCCACATCACCTTTCATGATGCTATCTGCGAAGGCCTTGGCCTGCTGATAATGAGAGCCGTCTTCCACCACACCTTCAAGGCTGATGTCCCAACCATGCCAGCTACCTTTACTGTTCTCTTCCGAGACAGTTTTAAGTAGATAAATATGGCTGAAACGCGGTGGTGTGAATGGCCCGTTCTTGCCCATCAGGGTACGCTGGGCAATCGTAGAGTTCCACTTCCGGCTTTTCTTCATCTGCGTAGACTTCATTGCGATGACTGCCGTAGTGGTCGTGCCGTCCTCGTTGAGGATCAGGACGTAGTGCTGGTGCGTCTCCTCAATGTACGTGCCCGAGCCGCCGACAACATAATCCTTGTTGTCATCGCCGCGCTCAGTGCGAGGCCGCTTGTCTTCAGGCGTGTAGATATTTAAAGGAGCGCCGTTACCACTGCCCCGAGGAGCCCACTCAAGATAGCGCCGCTGATAAGCGCAAGGTATGACACGAATACCTGTCTTACCAGC